TTCGTTCATGCCCAGTACCGCATGACGCTCGATTCGTTCCCCGTGGAGATCGAGCTTCCTCGGCCACCGATGGCATCGGCTGGCACGACCACTGCGGTGAGCGTGACCTACACGCTGGAGAACCAGAGCACCGCGACTCTCTCGACCTCCGAGTACCGCGTGGATCGCGACAGCGTGCCGGGGGTTCTCCGCACGAACTACAACGGCTCCTGGCCCTCGCATCTTCTGGACTACAACGCCGTCACGGTCACATGGTGGGCCGGGCGTGACGCGACCGGGGCGAGCACCCCGCAGCGGGTGAAAAACGCGATTCTCTGGCTCGTGGGCATGTGGTATGAGCGGCGGATGGCAGCCGACGCGGTGAACCTTTCGGAGATTCCGTTTGGCGTGAAGGCGTTGCTCGATTCCGCCAAGTGGGGATCGTACCGATGAGCGTGTCGGGTCGCATCGCGATCGACGTTGAGTTCATCGACCGCACTGCCACGGCGGCCGGGAGTTCGCTGAACACAATCGCACTGCGGAATGCGAGCGAGTACGCAACTGGCAAGGTGGCTGTTATCGCCGGAACGTGCAGCACGAGTGCCGTCACAGTGGCGACAGCCTTGGCTGCCTACCGCGACGCTGCCGGGGCTGCGGTTACGTTCGCATCTCTTGAGCGAGTGGCGTTCTCATCGCCGACTCTCGCGTATTTCGATTGCGTACAGCGAGGGCAGGGCGGCGACAACGCTATCGCCAGCCGAAACGGCGAGGTGACTGTTGTAGACACGCCGCTTGTGACGTTCGTCTACACGACCGCTGGCACCGCGTCCTACACGCTCGTGCTCTATGGAACATGAGGCACGAGCATGAGCGACGTTCGCGGAAAGTTCGTGATCGACGTTGACTTCACTGACCGCACCACGGCGACAGGCGTGCAGCGGATGAAGCTCGTGTCGCTTGCGTCAGCCACCGAGTACCCCGATGGCAAGGTGGCGGTCGTGTCTGGAACGTGCGGCACGGCGGTTGTGAGTGTGCCCGTAGCCCCCACGACCTACCGGAACGCAGCCGGGAATCTGGTCTCATTCGCCAGCGTGTCGCGGGTGGCGTTCCAAGCGAGCGGCCCGACGCTCGTTGCGTGCGACGGCATTGGCGGGTGCGGCGTCAATGATTGGACGATTTACTCGCGAGCGGGACAGGTTGCGGTTTCGGAAGCAATAGAGACCGCCTCGTTCTCCATCAATGTGTTCGGCACCGCTGGCACCGCCTCTTTCACGCTGGTGATGTATGGCACTTGACCCCGGTCGCCTCCGCGAGCGGATCACGATTCAGCATGCCACCGAGCGACGCAACTCGCTCGGAGAGACCACGCTGGAGTGGTCGACGTTCGCGACGCGGTGGGCCAGCGTCGAAGGGCTTTCGTCTCGGGAGGTGCTGCTCTTGGGGCAGCAGCAAACCGAGGGCACGCACCGCGTGCGGCTGCGGTATCTCACGGGGCTGACGCAGAGCATGCGGCTCTTGTGGCGTGGTCGGGTGCTGGAGATCACGACGCTGCTCGAACACGCGAACCGCAGCGAGCACGAACTGCTTTGCACCGAGAGGGTGGACTGATGGCCGTCGCAGGCATTGAGATCACCGCCGAGATCGCCGAACTGCGGCAGTTGCAGCAGGATATCGGGCGGCTGTTTCAGCCCGCCGATAAAGCCCGCATCTTGAAGGCGGTGCTAGAGAAGGCGATCGCCCCGGCTTTCGAGCGGCTCAAGGCAGTGACGCCGCTCGGGCCGACCGGCAATCTCAGGCGTGCGGTGGCGAAGAAGGTGATCGCCTACACGCGGGATGGCAACGCCGTGGCGGTGCTTGGCTTCCGGCGGGCGGGGCTCGCTCGATCGGAGAGTGCGGCAGGCGGCACCGTCCGATCTGGCCCTGACCGAGCGTTTCATCAGTGGTGGCTGGAAGAGGGCACGCAGCCGCGACAGGTGATGACCTACTCAAACACTCCCTACATCCGAAAGAGCCACACGCGTCGCAATCGGTCAGGCAGCACGACCACCGTGCGCGAGCACACGGTCAGTGGTCAGAACGCCTACATCGCTTCAAGCTTCAACCGGCTCGGCCCGTTCAAGATGGTCAAAGATCCGACGCAGCGGGATCGCGTTGTGACCGACCCGCGATACCCGCGAGCGTTCTTCAAGAAATCAAAAGAGCCGATCACGATCCCCGCCATGAACCCCGGCGGCAGCGGCGACCCGCCGCTCAAGCGGGCCTGGAGCGAGACCCAGGCGACCGTGGCCGAGATCCTCCAGCGTGAACTGCGGATCACTCTGGAACAAGCGGTTGGCACCCTCTCGCAGCGATCCTCGGGGACTATCGGCACATGAGCGTGAAATCGCCCGAACGTCTGCTCGCTGACGCCCTGGCTGCCGCCCCGCTCGTGGCCGACTTGGCCGGGGATCGCGTCTACCCTGTCATCGCCCCCGCCTCGGCTGCCCTGCCGTTCGTTACGTGGCGGCGGCAGGCGGTGCAGCGGGAAGCCACCCTCTCGGGGCCGTCGGGAATCGCGACCGTGACGCTGGCCGTGGATATGTACGCCACGACCTACGAAGCAGTAAGGGAACTGGCCGACCGCTGCCGCCAGACACTGGATGGTTTCAATGGCGCACTGGGAAACTGGATTTCAGTTCGCAACGTGTCGCTGCTCAACGAGAGCGACGGTTTCGTACAACTGGCTGGCGGTGAACTGCCGCCCGTCTATAGCGTGACGCAGACCTACACCATTCTCTGGCAGGAGATCTAGCCCGTGTTCTCGACCCCGCACGACACCTCGCTTTCTGGCAGCGGAACAAGGCTCACGCTCTCGCTCAACGGTGTAACCTCGACCTATATCGTGAGCAACATCGTTCTCTCGAACACCAATCCAGGCGCGGGGGCCGACAGCCAAATCGACATTGCCCATCTCGGGCAGACGACCGGCGAACTTGCCGCCCGAATGAGCACGCCGCTTGTGATTCCGGCTGAGGATGGCGGCAGCGGTCGCCAGATCACGTTCGACTACATCGGCAAGGTTGTCATCGCCGACGGGGCCACGGGCACCTATCACATCCAAGTGGCTGGCGTGACGCTGGTCGGCTGAACCACGGCGAGCTACCACACGGTACAGAGCTCGACGCTTACGCTGGCGACCAACGATGCGATCCGGGGCCAGGGCGTCATCACGGTCGCTCGCTAGCTGTGACGGGAGGCCAACGTGGCGATCCCGGCACAGGGCATGACGATCACCTGGGGCGGCGTCTCCCTCGCTGAAGTTCGCGAGATCGAGCTCAACCAAGAGCGAGGTCTCCCGCTTCAGCGGAACGGGACGTGGACGCTCTCTCTTGGCACCGTGAGGATCGCCAGTTTTTCGACTGCGGTCTTGGCCGAGTCAGAGTACGGCCGCCGGAAGCAGTTGGAGGTGCTGTGCCCTGCGTCGACTGCTGCCGCCGCACCCGTAGTGAGTCTGTTTTCTCGCGATTGCATCTTCATGGATCGCGTTGCTGCGGTGCAAGTCAATGACGCTGTGAGGTTTGACTACGCATTCAGAATCATGGACACGGTTGGTGCGCCGTCAAACCCGTAGGAGAAAGTGCATGGCGATCCTAACAGCAGAGCAGATCCTCAAGGCAGATGACGCGAAACTATTAGAGGTCGAGGTTCCCGAGTGGGGGGGCAGCGTCTACATCCGAGTGATGAGCGTGGGCGAGCGAGACAGTTACGAGCGGATGTGGATCGGCAAGCGAGAGACCGGCGTCGACAACTTCCGCACCGAGTATCTCGCGAGGGTGATCTGCAACGAAGACGGGAAACTCCTCTTCAGTCGCGAGCAGATTGCGTCGCTGTCGAACAAGAGCGGATCGGTGATGGGGCGGCTGTTCGATGCCGCCATGAAGCACAACTATATGCAGGAGGATGCCGTAGAGCAGGCGGGAAAATCCTGAACATCTCGCCGGGGCGGCGGTTTCTGCTTGCCTTGGCGGGATACCTGAAGATGCCGGTCTCTCGCCTGTGCCGGGAGATGGATTCGCAGGAGCTCACCGAGTGGATGGCTTACACCCGCTACTACCGGGCTTTGCCTGACGATTGGCAGCAAGTCGGTTTGATTGTTTCGTCGGTACTCGCCCCGTACTCAAAAGATCGCGTTCCCAAACCAGCCGATTTCGTTCCTCTTGAAAAGCCTCCGAATCATCCGCAGCAAGACCTCGATGCGCTGATGGAGTTGCGTAGGCAGTTGGGTCATGGCTAATGTCCTCTCACTGGCGTTGCGGGTAACGGCTGACGCCAGCGGGCTCAAGCTCGACCCGGTGCAGCGTGCGCTCGTCGGCCTGGGCGA